CTGGAAACGCCGTCAATCAAGCTGAGGCGTAGGGCGATATCCTCCTTAGCCACGGATAGCCCTCGCAATTCTCCGCCTCAATTCTTGAGCTGCGCGCCCAAGCACCTGCGTCACCAACGGCTGCTGCACCGCATCGCGCGCCAGCATGTCGGCAACAGTTGGGCCGTAAACGCCCCTGATGTTTTGACGGATCTTCCCTGCATAGCGACCCTTTTGCATCACTCTCTTGCCGCCAGTTCGCACAAACGGGAACAGATTCCCACTAAGGGCCGGAGCGATAAAGCCAGTGTTGATTAACACCTGCTTGCCTCGTATGAACTGACCACGCAAAGGCTTTCCCCTTGGCGCCTTAAATCCATATGAGATAGCTGAAATCGTCCGCTTCTTGCCTGTAATCGTTACGCTTGTCTTGTCAGACGTAACGCTTACATCCTCAGCAATGCGCGCCTGTTTGATGTTGTAAACCGCAGACGCGGCGCGCTTTGCTTCGGTCGCTGCGGCGCGTCGCATTGATCCAACGGCCTGCCCGAAGTCCTTGTCTGCGTCAGCGCTAACAGTTGCAAGGCGCTTTGCAAGTACGGCAAGTCCGTTGTCGAACTTCGTCGGCATCAGGCGCCCTTGGGGATGGCCGAAGCAATCATTTTTGCTCTGATTGCGTGCGGGTCAAGCGCTGCCGACAGATGCTCAACCACCTTAGCGGCAGCCTGCTGCATTTCTACCGTCAGAATCCCAGGGATTGCATCAACAATCCCATCTATTGCGTCAGTTGCGCGCATCCCATACACACTATCAATGCTTTTCCCGCTGCTGATGGCATATAGCGGCACCAAAGCCAAGACCGGCGACAGGGCGCCGGCTTGGCTTGGTGCGACAAATGCCGACAGCGCCTGCAATTCTGCAAGCGTCATGTCGATAGCTCCTTACGCCCGGCCGTCGAGAATGATCTGAGGCGTGCTCGAATCCTTCTCGTTGATGCCGAGGCGCATCTCGACCGATGCCGTCGTGGTATCGCCGATGAACGGAAGTTCGCCGTTCGGCGAAATCTTGCACGACGAGATGAACAGGTCGCGATTCGTGCCTTCGCTGTTGTCGGCGATGAAACGGAACTGCCCGGCAATCGAGCCCGATCCGCTCGTCGTGGTGCGGTCGCGCGTCTCGGCGGCCGGCGTGTAGTCGACGTTGAGCGACAGGTAATCGCCCGTGACATCGGTGTAGAGATCGCAGGCCGCGGCGATGTCGCCGTCCGGCTCGATGCCGATGCGGCCGGAGGCTGCGTTCAGCAGGTAGTCGTCGGCGACGGTAAAAGCGCCGGTTGTGCCGAGGAACTTGACGGTAGCAGTCCCGTCCGTCGTGCTGGCGCCGATGCTGGTCGTCACCATCGACGGCGGCGATCCGGCCGAGGTGCCGGCGGTCGTGCAGACGAAAACGTTGGCGCTAACCTTGTAGATCTGCCCGACCGTGTACGCGGTCGAATCCACTCGCGCCGCGGCGTTGGCCAGTTCGTAGAGCTTGACCGTGACCGCCGAGACGTTGCGCACGCCAGCGACGTGAGTCGTGCTCGCGCCGAGCTGATACTCGCGATTGCTCTCAGCGTTGCGGATGCGCTCGTTCGTGACCGGCGTTGCGGCCTGCGTCACGGTTGCGGTGCTGCCAGCCATGATCAGCGCGAGATTGTCGGCCGACAGATCGTTGATCGTGAACGTGCCCTCAAAGTCCACTTGGGTGACCCATTCGCGGATCTTCTTTCGGGTGGCCGTGCGCGAGCTGTAGTAGCTCTCAACCTCGGACGTGATCGTGATGTTGACGGCCGAGACTTCGCCGAGATCGCGCTCGCCCATCGGAAGGCCGGCAGCGTCGAATGGTGCGAAAAAGCAGATGCCGCGGCCGAGCACCAGGTTTTCGACCTTGGTAAGCGGGGTGTGTGCCATTGCAATTTCTCCAGAGTCGGAAATGAAAAAGGCCCGCGCGATGGCGGGCCTTTCCGGGTGTTGCGGTTGCGGTTGTTGGTTAGTGCGTGATCGTCTGTTTCGCGTTGACGCGCACGCGGGTTCGGACCCCAAGCGCGCCCGATGCAAGCGCCTCGGGGATCAACTCGTTTCCGAGGTATCGGATGGCGCCGACCTCGACGCCGGCCAGCTTGAGACGCCCGGACGGGACCAGCACCGCGCGCCGAACGTCGGCCTTGATGTCTGCCGCCGCGTCTGCTGTTTCGATGCCGTCCAGCCTGCGGTGTGCGTCGATGTGGATCACTAGCGTAAGGTCATACGTTCGCTGATTGCCGGCGATGCCTTCCGCGTCCGGCAAGCCGGGCGTCGTGTAGGTTTCGGTCGCCGTGTAGACCAGCGTTTGCCAGTCGGCGTCGTCGGCCAATTCCGAAAACTGAAACGACTTGCGAACGTCCGCGCCTAGGTCGGTTGTCCAACCTTTAGTGGTGCGAACGCCAGCCAGTAGCGCAGCAATCGCCGCCAGTGCGTCGGCCTCGGTACTCATGCGCCGTCACCGCGCACAGGAGCGCACGCCCACCACTGCATGCTGTCGTCTCGCTCGCCGGTTGGCTTCGTCAGGCGCCACGACCGGCCATCGTCACCGATGACCAGGCCGTTAGCCTCAACCGTGACCGCGGCGGCCTCGATCCCGATCTGGCGCGACCGCACGAATGCAGCCACGCCAGATTCAGGACTGCCGGCGTCGATCATCTGTTCCTCGTCGTAGAGGTAGGTGATCGCCGTTTCAACGCCATCGGGTGAGCGATACGTTCCCGCATCGCCCAGCCCGACGCCGGCAAAGGCAGGGAGCGCCAATGCGTCGAATTGGCGTTGCCAGTCGCGAATGCCCATTACGTTACGGTCGTGTTGCCCGGCGTGAGCTTGATGGTGCAGGTGGTGTCGCTGCTGGTCCCGGCGACCCACGCAATCGCGGCGCCGGTGACGTCGCCCGATGCCGGCGTGGCGGCCGAGTCATCGAACTTGCCGGCGGACACGTCCCAGATGAGCTTTTCGCCCTGCGCGAAAACCGCCGCCGTGACCTTCGGAACGCCCGAAAACACGCCTTCGATCGCGACCGCGCCACTGCCGGTTGTCGCGGCAATGTCGGTCAACGCGATGCCGATGGTGTGGCCCATCACGACCACATCGCCGGCCGCGATGGCCGAGCCGCTGTTGGCGTAGGTGATGACCCCGCCTTCCTGCTGATACTTCGTCGTCATGTCTCAACTCCTGAAAATGGAAAGGGCGCCGAAGCGCCCTTGAATTGCCGATTGCGCCCCTATCAGGAGCCGTTGCTGCGGACCAGGCCGCGCCAGTCGATGACCTTGGCCGCGAAGTCGAGGCGTGCCTTGACCTTGATGCCGTCAGTGTCGAAATCCACCATCTGCTCGACGTAGACGCCTTCGGCGCCTTCGAGGTAGCAGTATTCGACCGTGTCGACCTGGCTCGAATCCGCGGCCATGTACCAGTGCGCGGCCGAGGTGGAATCCAGCAGGGCTTCGACGATGGGTTCGACAGCGGTTGCGCCGCCCGCGCGGAACTCGTTCACGCTGCCAGGCGTGCTCGGCGTGTAGTTCGCGCTGGTGAACTGGTACGCGGTCTGCTCCAGAGCCGCCGGCACGATGATGTAGCGCGGCGTCAGGTTCAGGATTTCGGACGCCATGCCGGTTTGCTTGCGGAGCAGCTTGCGGGCGGCGGCGAGCGCGGCGGCTGCGTTGGTTGCATCAAGCGCCGTGGTGGCGCCGGTGCTCAGGTTGCCGTGACTGGAGTGGAACAGCGCAACGCCGTCCGACATGTTGCCGTTCGCGGTGAGCTGCTGGTAGACCAGCGAATTCTCCAAGCGACGCGCAGAGCCGGCAAAGCCGGTGATGGCGCGATCAAACGCGCGAAGGTCGTCATTGACGATCATCTCGCGAGTGACGGCCAGGCCGCGGGCGTAGGTCGCGATGGTGTACTGCTCGCGCTTCTCGGACACGGTGCCGTAGGTGATCTCAGCACCCTCGACCTTGAGCGACAGCGCGGGGTTGTTGGCGAGCTGGTTGACGCTGATGGTCTTGAAGTCGGGCGCGTT